TGCTACACGGTTCGATCAGCACGTATCTCCTGCCATTCTTCGATGGGAACACAATGTTTACAAGCGAATGTATGGCAACGATTCCGAATTAAGCCGGTTGCTATCTTGGCAATTGGAAAACATCGGGTTCGTGAGGTGCGCGGACGGGGAGATCAGGTATAAGGTTAACGGATGCCGCATGTCAGGTGATATGAACACTGGTATGGGCAACTGTTTAATCATGACTGCCATGGTTTACTCGTACCTGCAGGAGGTCGGCCTGCAGGCTAAACTGATCAACAACGGGGACGATTGTGTTCTATTCTTGTCACGGGGGGATCTCCATAAGCTCCAAGCACTACCTGCTTGGTTTGCGAATATGGGATTCCCTATGGAGGTGGAAAAGCCGGTGTATGTGTTGGAGAAGGTCGTGTTTTGCCAGACCCAGCCTGTCTTTGACGGGAAGGAATGGAGAATGGTCCGTGATCCACACCTATGCCTCAGCAAGGACCGCTACATCATGAAGAGTGATAAGTGTCATGTTGACGACCTTAGGTACTCTATCGGGCGATGTGGCATGGCTCTCGCTGGGGATTTGCCGGTGTATTGCACTTTCTACAAATCCATGACAAGAATTGGTAAACCCACTGACCTAGACTTTTCTGGGTTTACTATACTTGCAACTGGGTTGGACCCCCGTGACAGTGAGGTCACGGATCAGGCGCGTGTGTCATTTTGGAAAGCATTTGACATTATGCCTGACATGCAGCTGGCGATGGAAAGCCAGTATGCGGAGGTAGTCCACCCGCCTCATCATGATATTGCCTGGTAAGCACTATCAATTCCAGTGTGTGTATTATTGTATAATACACAAGTTCGGTACGAGGATTCGATCCCGCCCTACTCAAAACGGTTCATTACGGTAATTATTGTGGTCCTAACTGGTCAGACGGTTCCAAACAGCCTTCAGTGCTCAAAGGAACATCACCCCCAGTTGACGCCTTCGATAAGACTTGTCAGGAACACGACTCCGCTTACGCTAGAGCCGTGACCACTGACGATCTCAACAAGGCTGACCTCAAGTTTTTACGCGACAATATTTCGTTCTCTCCCCTTCGCTTGGCAGCAGCTCTTGGCGTGTCTTCGCAGACGCTTATCAGAATGCCTGGTAAACCACTCCACAACCCCACCACCCCAAAGGCGGTGGCCTGGGGCAAATACCAGCAGGACGTTTTGCGCATCATGCAGGCGGCTAACAATGCTAACCCAAAACCCCGTAAGCAGAAAGCGCGGCAAAGCCATGATATCACTAATAGGCTGCCGGCGGCTACGGCCATCACGACGACGAACGTATCGCCCAAATACACGCAGGGCGACAACGGCGTCACCGTCCGAGGTCGTGACCTGATTACGACGGTGCCTGGGTCTGCCAACTTTACCCTAACCTCTTACACG